TATTTAGTGAGACGGGCGTAACTGGACTTCGCCGTGCGGGCGGGTATGTGCAGGAAGAGTTCCTGCCACAACTCGCTGGCTACCGAGCGATTCAGGTCTACCGAGAGATGCGGGACAACGATCCCGTGGTTGGTGCCATCTTGTACGCCATCGACAAGTTGGTGCGGCAGGTGCCGTGGCGAGTTCAGCCCGCTTCCACCAAGTTGGAAGACCAGCGCTCGGCCAAGTTCTTGGAGTCCTGCCTGAGCGACATGAGTACGTCGTGGGAGGACACGATCAGTGAGATTCTCTCCATGCTCGCTTACGGCTGGTCGTTCCATGAGATCGTCTACAAGCGCCGAGAAGGCGACCACCGAGATTCTTCTCGCCGGTCGAAGTACACCGACGGCGCTATCGGCTGGAGGAAGTTGCCGATCCGTGCTCAGGAGACTCGCCAAGAGTGGGCGTTCGATGACAACGGCGGGATTCAGGGCATGTACCAGTCCTCACCGCCCGACTACACCCTCACCTACATCCCGATGGAGAAGAGCCTGCTCTTCCGCACCACGACGGCCAAGAATAACCCCGAAGGCCGTTCCGTATTGCGGAACGCTTATCGGCCTTGGTACTTCAAGAAGCGGATCGAAGAGATCGAAGCCATCGGAGTTGAGCGTGACCTCGCTGGCTTCCCGATCATGTACGTCGATCCCGACATCATGCGAGATGATGCCCCCGGCTGGAAGCAGACGATCTTCAACGACTACAAGGATGCGGTCGTCAACATTCGTCGGGACCAGCAGGAGGGGCTGATCCTCCCCGCCATCTACGACGAGGGCGGGAATCAGATGTACAAGTTGGAGTTGCTCTCAGCCGGTGGCACCCGACAGTTCGACACGAACCAGATCATCACCCGCTACGACCAGCGAATCGCCACGACCGTGCTGGCCGACTTCATCCTGCTCGGTCAGGCTAACCACGGCTCCTACGCCCTGAGCAGTGACAAGACCAACCTCTTCGCCGTCTCTATTCGGACGTGGCTGGAGATCATCCGCACCGTGATGAACCAGTACGCCATCCCGAGGCTCTACGAGGTCAACGGGTTCAAGGTCAAGAAGTTGCCCGAGTTGGCCTACGGCGACATTGAGACTCCGCCCCTCACCGAGATCGGTACGTTCATTCAACAGTTGGCCGGTGCCGGTGCCCCGCTCTTCCCCGACGACCTGCTGGAGAACCACCTCCGCAAGATGGCTCATCTCCCCGAGCGTCGTGAGGCGGCGGTCGGTGCGATGGAAGATGCCGGTAAGCAGCAGGGGCAGGTTCCCGACAACCCCGCTACCAAGACGGCACCCAAGCCGCAGGAGAACGTAGACGACTCTAAGACGGAGGAATAGCCCGTGCCGTCCTCCGCTGACTTCTCCAGCGACGACATCCTTGACGAGATTCTCTCGCTCACGGTGGAGTTGGAAGAGCAATACAAGCAGGCGTTCTTCCGGTCGATTGAAGAGGCCATTGACGACCCTGCTTTAATCGACCTGCTCCAAGACATTGCCGACGGCACGGTCATCGGCCTGACCCCACAAGTAGAGGACGTTCTCCAGAACCTCAATGTGCCGGTCAGCGACCTGATCGACGCTTTGCGGGAGACGATGGCCCGAGTCGGCCAAGTGACGGCGGACACGGTGGGGCTTGAGATCAGTTTCGACATGACCAACCCTCGGGCAGTTCAGTACGCCGAGACGCTCGGTGCGAGAACCATCACGGCCTCAGCGGCGGTCAAAGAGTCGATTCGGGAGATCATCAAGGAAGTAGTCGAAGGCGAGTTGTCGATCCAGAACGCCCAGCGGCTCATCAAGGAGCGGGCGGGACTGCTCCCCAAGCACGCTCAGGCCGTGGCTCGATACTACGACAATCTTGTCGCCAGCGGCTCCACCGCTCGTCGGGCACGGGAGTTGGCGAACCAGTACGCCAACCGCCTGCTCAACTATCGGGTCGACATGATTGCCCGCACCGAGATTGGGGCGGCTCAGAGTTACGGGCAGTTGGAGTTGTGGCAACAGGCTCGGGACAGGGGACTCATCCCGCTGGATGCGATGCGAGTCTGGATGACTGCCAAGGATGAGTTGGTCTGTGATGTCTGTGGACCGATGAACGGCGAGGTGGCCTCCATCGACGGTGTGTGGTTCACGCCCAACGGGCCGGTCCACTATCCCACTGAGATTCATCCCAACTGCCGGTGCGCCTCGGGGCTGGTCTTCTCTCGGGGACGGGCACGGGAGTTTCTCAACAAGAGCATCGACTTAGGGTATGAGCGGTGGCTACTGGAGAAGCACCTCGGCAACCAACACGATCAGAAGACCCACGGGCGGAGAAAGACGGCGTGGAATGTTCAGGGGATAGTGTTGGGTAAAGATGCCTTCGATGGTGCCCAATCGGCTCATGCAAGACTGAGGAAGTACAACAAAGCAGGGGGCTATGAGGGAGGTCTGAAGGACAACATCGCCCGAACCATAGGTGAAACTTTGGCTGAAGAGTTCGATGGCGACAACCTCAGAGAAACGATGAGGCTCCTTGGCGTATCGGGGCACAGGAGGGCACGGAAGTATGATCCTGCCCTAGCGACACTTCAGATAAATGATGATGCGTTTGAGCAGTTTATGAGGGGCTTAGTTGGGCAAGAGGAAGTAGTCACGGAGGAACTGGTGCGTGAATACTTCGGGTCTAATGTTGACTTTGTAATGCTAAGGGATGCACTAGAGACAGACTCTGTTGATCCCGAAGCCCGAGTTTCCTTGCGGGTTAGTGGGTTGCGAGAGGAAACTGACCCTAATACTGGCAGAACCAAGATGGTGGCCGATCTTGTATCTGACACTCTTACTTCAGAGGCATACAGGGCTGGAAGGTCAGGCGAGTATCTGACAACAACATTAGAGGTAACACCTCGCAGTAGAGACGACCTCGGGTCAGTCGTAACGGACGGCGAATCCCTCTATTGGGACTTGGCCATGAGGTTCCAAGAACGTGCGACCAATGAACTGGCAAGAATGGCAAAGGGGGAAGACTCAACAAGGCTGCTCAGTTCTGCTTCTGTAATGTCAGGCGTTCTGTTCGGTCTTAGGAGAACAGAAGCCGGGAAACTAGAACTAGCCACTGTCTCTTCAACATCAGACCCCTCTTACGTTTCTGGTTCAAGGTCAACTGCCGTCGAGAACATGATGGACCTTGGGGTAATAGAAATAGATGAGGGCGACGGCTACGCCGTGGCGGACGGATTAGTCGGTGCTTGGGCTTCGTCTTCTGCCTCACCTACTTCTCAACTTCTGCAAGACCAAGTGTCTCAGATGTTTGGGCTTTCCGACACTGGCCTGCAAACTAGCCCCAGCACTGAGCGTTCCAGATCGAACATTCTGGATAGCACTTACTACAACAGTAGGACGAAGCCAGTCATTCGTCGGGTAGCCGAGTTGATGTACGAGAACACCCAGGCCCTGCTGGCAGAAACAAGCGGGGACGACATCATCCTTTACCGAGGGATAAACAGCGGGGAAGTGCGTGACAAGGCTAAGGCGACTCAAGGGGAGAAAGAGTGGGGCAGCACTAACGTAGAGCAACTCCCACTCTCTTCGTGGTCTGGTTCTTATGACATGGCAAGAGAGTTTGCCGTCACCAACCGAGGGGTAACAGGAGTGGTAATGGCCACTGTGGTACCCAAGTCACGAATCTTCGCCACACCGTTCACTGGTCTTGGTTGTTACGCCGAGGCAGAGTTTGTTGTGTTGGGCAGTGAATCAGACCCAGCAGTCATCTTCCTAGACCCCGGTGTAAATAGGTTTGATCGTGAGTTGGTGAGAGCCATCGGAACTGCCGAGCCGGTGCTGGACGAGTTGACGATCAAGAAAGCCGCTAAGGGCAACATCAACATCGACGCAGACATCCGCAACGCCGACTGGGTGAAGCGGACCTTCGACTTCCCCGAGGTCACGACCGCCAAGAAGTATCGAGAAGAGTTCGGGCTTGAAGATGACGAAGCACTAGACGAGCACATCAAGGAGTGGAAGGACACGCCCTACTGGGAGGGCATCCCGTCGAAGATCAAGACGGCACTGCTCAAGGACCGGCTCTCCAAGCACCTTGGCTCCCAGCACGACCAGAAGACTCATGGTCGCAGGAAGACGGCAAGGACACCTATGGAGTCGCTCGGTGGTGGGGAATACCGAGTTAGATATGGCGCATACGACGAAACCATCAACATAGTGCGAGAGATTGCTCGCCAAAGTGGCTATGACATAGACAGAATAGACAGTGGCGACTTCGACTCGTTCTATTACAGAGTGGCAGATAAAGCGTCGGAAGAGGGAGAGTATTATGTGGGCGATCCAAGCCTACCTACCGTTGATGATGTGGTGGCTTGGTGGGCTACCCAAGTAGTAACTAACGACTGGGCACAGTTT